AAAGTAAAGAGGGGTAACGAAAATGGGACGAGAAGTAGTATTTGCCAACATACGAAAAAGAATGATAGCAATGATAGTTGGCGGTGTGATACTCGCGCTAATGGGTGGATTTATCTTATTTGCGGCGGTAGTAGCCGGTGAATACAGCGTATTGATACTTGGACTTTTTGCGCTTACGCCTGGTGTTATATTTCTTATATTTGGTACATCACGGAGGACGCACCCTGAAAAGAGCGGCATATTCAAAGCCAATCCCGATCTTTTACAGCAGGCTGACGAGCTTTACGCCAACATACAATATCAGGACGATTATATTATCGTATCCGACAGGGTGCTTGCCAACAAGAAAGTGCCATTTCAGATGTGCTGGCGGGAGGAAGCCTACGGCATTTACCAGCACACAGCGAGTATGAATTTCATCAGCTACACCAACGAGATAATCGTCTGCACGAAGCACAAGAAGAATGTACTGCGTTTTAACGTATATGCCAAGGGCAAGGACACCGCCATGGGGCTTATGCAATTTCTTTCCCAATGTTGTCCCAACGCAATGGTAGGCTACACTCCTGAAACGCTTGCATATGTTAAGGAGATGCAGAGGCGTGCTCAGCAATAGATAATGGACAAGCTCTTTGTGCTTAAATTTGCACAAAGGGCTTGACTTTTTTTGTGATTACTTGTATAATAGTATAGTTGACACAAGGAGATGTACCCAAGTGGCTGAAGGGTCCGCACTCGAAATGCGGTAGTACGGCAAAACCGTAGCGAGAGTTCAAATCTCTCCATCTCCGCCAAACGAACAAAAACCACCGTAAATACGGTGGTTTTCTTTTGTATACACGATTTTTACACGATTGTGTTCAATATCTTCACCGCACGTTCTTCCTCTCGTGGGTAGAGGTGCGAGTAGGTGTTCCATGTCATTGATATGTTGGAATGACCAAGACGTCTTGCTATCTCCTGAATGTTTATGCCCTCATTGGCAAGCAGGGAAGCATGGCTGTGACGGAAGTCATGAATACGGATACGTTTGACACCTGCCAAGTCTGCAAACTTCTTGTTGGTCTTTTCAAGGGACGTGTCACGGATAGGACGCTCACCACCGCAGATGTACATATTATCATTGAACTTCGGCACTGCTTTCTTACAGCGTTCGTAATGTTCTGACAGCACTGCTCTTAACGGCTCTGGTATCTGTATCGTCCGTATGCTTGGCTTGTTCTTTGGCGGCGTGATACGATCACCGCCTTTGAGCTTCTGAGCAATGCTCTTGGTGATGGATATGTAGCCGTCTTTTATATCCGTCCATTGCAAGGCGTATATCTCGCCTTTTCGCATACCCATGTAAAATGCTATGTTGAAAAATACATAGTAGTTCCATTCGTACATTGAGCCGCCGTCCTCTGCTTCCTGAGCGTAATTCTTAGCTGCCGATATGTATTTCTTGAACTCGTCAGGCGTGTAGAAAAGCATTTTTTTCTTGGCTTCAAGGGGCGCTTTGAAGTTGCCTGCGGTGATAACAGGATTTTTCGAAATGTATTCCATTTTCACAGCATAGTTCATCATTGCACGAAATTCGCCATAAATGTTCTTTCGAGTGACGATAGCCAATCCCTGTTCTGACAGCTCCTGTTTCCATTTCTGCACCATTGGTACGTTCAGATTATCTATCCTCACGCTTTCAAAGGTGGGCAGGACGTTCTTTCTCAGTATTCTTAGGGACTTGTCCAGTGATGTTTCACGGACCTCTGAACGCTTGGCTGTGATGTACTCCGTGAATAGCTGTCCGATAGTCATTTTTGAAGCTATCTCTTTAGCATTGAGCTTTTGTGTAAGCTGGATTTCAAGCTGCTTAGCCGTCTCTGCACCGAACGCCACACGGTCTATCTGATGAGGCTTTCCGAAACTGTCCGTATAATTGACACGCACACGATATTTTTGCAGACCGTCTTTTCTGATGTTCTTTCCGTTCTTGTCTGTCATTTTGTAGATCGGCATAAATATTCCTCCTATTCTTGACACTTCCTTGAAAGTGTGCTACAATAAAAGGGCAGAATAAGCCCTTTTGTGGTGATTGGGTTTTGTTCGTTTTGAGCTGATATTGGTAGTATCCGCTCTGCTCGCCTCTGAGTGTTGGTAGCACTTGGGGGCGAGATTTTTTTGTCATGATTTTATTCTGTATTTTCTTGGTGTACGAACAATGATAGTTATCATATCATTCTCGTTTTGCACTATATCAATTACTTTCGCTTTAGTTATTTTGGAAATTGCTTTCTTCTTTGCTTTTACACTCTCGATATCATCTGCAAATTTTAATTTAAGGGTAAATGACAGTGTTTTGGTATCTGTATTTATATCTTCTATCCTTGAATAAATTCCACACTTTTCGAGATAAGCAACTAGCATTGTAGATGAGCTGGTCAAATAAGATCTGAATAAATTAAGCTTATCATCAAATGACTTTTCTGTTTTATCAACCATATGTGAAAGCGTATCTCTGTCCAACAGCTCTATATCATTCACCTGTGCAAGCTGTTTGGCAGGCTCGGTAAAATACTGATTTGTCATAACGGCACCTTTGTCACATTGGTAGTACGCAAGTCCGCCGACAACTTCTTGTATAGGGGTGTTGTCAAGTTTGTGATTGTATCGCTTGCATTGTATTGCATATCTGACCTTGTCTTTTTCTGCAATGATATCAACGCCAAAGTCACCGGAGCTTCTTGTGACCTTAACGTGTTTGTAGCCGTTGGCTTTCAGAATATCAGCACAGGCATATTCAAATTGGTGTCCGTCCATTTCATCAAGTTGTTTCAAAGTATACTTTCTGTGAAGCTTGCGGTAAATGGTGCAGACCATGCTTATGAATATGATAACGCCGATCACGATAGCAACTACCATAAGGTTATGTTTGGCTCGCTCGGATATGTGAGTTCTAATAAGGTCTATGATAAGAGCGATTATGCAGACAAATATCAGATATCCGAATATAGTGGCAATGCAGCCTGGCTCTGATTTGCGTTTCTTTTTACCCATGTACGTTTCTCCTAATTGATATTTGAAGTATCAGCAGGAAGTTATCCTCTTGGACTTAATCTGGAAGTTTTGCTATACCAATAACTCTGCCAATACAAACTATTTCGCCGTTTTCAGGAAGAATGTCTGGATAATCTGGATTATGTGAAATAAGGCGATTACTACCTTTTTCTTTTATGTAACCCGCACCATTCTGACGGAACAATCCAATTTCACCAACAGGAACATCAGAATCGGTGGCTATATATACAATACTGCCGTCACTAATCGTAGGCTCCATGCTGTGTCCATCAACTTCAACTGCAAAATCCGCTTCATGGGCTTCTGGGGTATCTATTACTTCAATTTCTCTCCATACATCTGAATTGCTCAAATCATATCCACAGCCTGCCGAAGCTTTATTCACGTTAAAGCGCTTGAATGTGATTGTTTTAGACTTGTTTCTATTTGTTTCTGTGCAACGTTTATACTCTATATCTAGTATACTTTCCACAGCCTTTTTACCATGTTCGTCAAGAGCATGGTATTTTTTTGCGATTTCTTTTATTACCATGTCTAGTGGCGAAGTAGACATTGACTCCATTCCTAGATTTGCAGGTTTAAACTGAGTACATGATTCATCAGTGTAAACTGCATAAGTATTTCCTTTGTATGAATCAATAATCAGGTAAAAAGTGTGATCGTCTTCACAGTGAAATTCAATAGCTATTCCGTCACTTTTATAAGTGCCAAAGTCCACAGGTTTTATTCCTATAAAATGCGTATAGTCATAACCGCATACAGGACATTCGATAATATATTCATCATCCAACTCATGTGGTATAAAATTAAGTTTCAAGTCTTCACTTTTCAAGTAATATTCTGGAACATTTAGAAAATCTGCAATTTGAGAAATGTATTTCAGATATGATTGATTTTTACCTGATTTCCATTGTGAGAAAGTACTTTTATCTAAGCCTAAGTAATCTGTAAGTTGTTTTTGCGTGATTTTTTTATAGTTCATCAAATCACAAATCTTGTCTATAATTGACATAACATCAACCTCGCTTTTGTACAAAATGACAAAGTTGAGAAAATATCAAATAAAACCATTGACAATTGAGATTATATCAACTATACTAATCTTAGTTGATATAAATTCAACGATAAAAGGCAACAGCGTTGATAATGTCGGTGGTTTATAATATTTAAACTTTGTTTTCTATATAGTATCATATTTCATCAACTTTGTCAACCCAATTTTATTATGATTGTAGGAGGTGACAAATTATGTTTGATGATTTTAAGCAAAAAGTCAAAATGATTGCGAAATCAAAGTGCTTAACGTATGCTCAAATAGCTGAGAAATCAGGTGTAAAGGAAAGTACAATTAAAGCGTTTATGTGCGGCGCAACTGATAGCAGGCGTGTTGCTGAAAAAATAGCAGATGTCTTGGAAGTAAAAATTGTTTATTGCAATGGTGATTATAGTATCACCGCAGAGAAAGGACAGATGATTAATGAATGAATTAATTAAAATCAGCTATGAAAACGCAGAACACCCAACAGTATCGGGTAGGGAACTACACGAGGCACTTGAAGTCAAGACCGCTTATAAAGACTGGTTTCCGAGAATGTGTGAATACGGATTTACGGAGGGTGAGGATTTCAACCCGCTCAAAAATGAGCAGGTTCGTACTGAGGGAAACAGGCAGGTGAGTCGTGAACTTACCGATCACCAACTTACAATCCCAATGGCAAAAGAGATCTGTATGTTGCAGAGAAGTGAAAAAGGAAAGCAGTTCCGCCAGTACTTCATAAGAGTTGAAGAAGCTTGGAACAGTCCCGAAATGATTATGAAAAGGGCTTTGGAAATTGCTAACGAAAAGGTGAAAGCTCTGCAAGTAAGTGTTTCACAGCTTACTGTTGATAAACAGATAATGCAACCGAAAGCTGATTACTTTGATGAACTCGTGGACAGAAATCTGTTAACGGGAATAAGAGAAACAGCTAAGGAACTTAAAGTCAAGCAAAATACTTTTGTGAATTTCCTGCTTGATAAAAAGTATCTTTACAGAGATAAAAAGGGCAAGCTTATGCCATATGCAAAGCCAATGGAGAACGGCTTGTTTGAAATCAAGGAGTTTTCTAATGAGAAAACAGGTTTTTCAAGCACGCAGGTGTTTATTACACCTAAAGGAAAAGAAACGTTTAGGCTGTTATTGCTTTAATGTCACTTGCGGAGATGTTCGACTGTTCGGTTGACTATCTTCTCGGCAAGACAAGAAACCCGACGCCATATCCTAAGGCGTGAGGAAACAAATGATTAAAGAGGGGGTGAGAAAATGGAAAAGAAAATTACTGCTATTCCAAGAGGGTATGACAGTGCCAGGGTTGAGCAAGTGATCGTAACAAGAGCCTTGAAAGGTGCAGGAACAGAAAATGACCCCTGTAGAGAGGTCATTCAGTATTGGACTCTTGACGGAGAACTGATTGTAACAAAATCACAGTATGAGGAGGGCAAACGTTGAATTTAAAAAAGATAGCCTATTATCTTGGCATTGCATTGTGCCTAGCAAGTCCACTTGCATTCGGTATATGTACGCTTGCAGGGCTTGACAACACAGTTCCGTTGTCACTCATGATAACTAGCAATGTTTGCCGGATATGTTCGTTGGAAGCAGAAATGACAGAAAACACAATGAGGAGGTACAAAGGTATGAAACTGTACAAAGTCACAACAATAGACCAGTTTCATGATAAAAGGGTGTTCACAGTAGCTGCAAAGAGTCAGTACGAGGCTCTGACAAAGGCAAGTATTAGCTCTCGTGAGAATGTCTTGACTATCGAGGAGGTGGACTAAATGAGGTCACCTGACATTGAAATAGCAGTGCGGCTGTACTATGAAAAGCCCGAAATAACCAATTCGGATATCAAGGAACTGTTCGGCACAGGTGAAACGCAGACTATCAAGATCAAGAAAGCTGTTAAGGAAGAAATGGCAAAGCGTGGCGTGAAGTCATGGCTGCCACACTCGGTCAATACCGAGATAGCCTACGAGGTGTGGGGCATTGATATCGACAACTTCGAGAAAAGGCTTAAAAAGCTCCGCACGCTTTACGGAAAGGACGTGAAATAATGGACATATCAACATTTCTGCGCATAGTGTCGCTGTCGTCTGCACTGTTGGCACTGCTCGTGCTGGTTTGCGCACATGTATATATCAGCCTCAAACAGCAGGCTGAGGACGAAGCTGAGGAAAAGCTCGAAAAGGCTATAGCAAACGCTTCAAGACCTGTGGTCAAGGTCGAGATACAGACGAAAGGAAAGTGGTAATGAATATTGTAGGAATATTGCTGATAACGATAGCTGTGCTTGCAGGCATAGATGTAGTAATGTATCTTGCGCTGAGTGTGGCGGATAGGCACTGGGAGAAACGTTTTGAGAAAGAGGAGGACGAAGATGATAACGAAAGAGGAATTTGAAAAGGCAGTAAACCACTGTACAGAATTTACTGTTAATTGCAAAGGTTGTCCGCTTGCTGAAAAAAACTTGATGTGCGGTGCATATTTTGCAGAGTACCTAAAAGAAAGCGAGCCTGCACTGTCTGCCAACAGCACAAGCTCAGAGATATTGAAAAATATCAATTCAACACACCTTGATGATAGCACAAAAGAGCAGATTTGTCAAGCATACGAAACCGCTGATGAAGCTTGCTCAAATATACTTGCTGTCTATGAGGGAATGTCAGAATGTGAGCAGAGAGCCTTTGATATCGGAGAGGCATACGGAAAAATATTCAGTACAAGGTGTAAACTTGAAGAGCTGAGAGGCGGTGACGGCAATGAACATTAACGCAAAGAAAGCTCAGGACAAGCTGTCACAAGAGTTGTCCGTTGCTAAGCTTGGCAAGCGTGCGCAGGTGGTCGCAAAGCCTACTCTTGAGGCTCTCAAAACTTTCTGTGAGCAGAACGAGGAGTTCGCTCAGGCGGTCCTGCAGACGGACAGGACTTTCGCTGAGTGTGCAGAAAACGCTGTTAAGGATGCAGGGGGAAGTATCTCGGATATCGAGGTCTACCGCAGAGCTGTAAGCTTTTACTTCAAGGGTGCAGACATTCATTTTAATATGACTATCGACCTGGGCGACGGCTCTGACAGCGAAGAAACAGCAAAACCGTCTGTCAGCCTATCCCTTGACAGCTTGCTTGACTTCTGAGGTAGCAGTATGAAAAAGACAAGAAAAGAGGCTCTTATATACTGCTTTCCTGCGGTGGATAAAGAGCTTATGGATAAGATGAAAGGCAGAGGTGCTAAGAATTATGTGGTGTTCCTCACAAGGGGTGCTGAGCTTTTTGCACGTTGCTTTCACCGATACTCAACGGGCGACCTTGTGGAAAGACAGCGGTATGTGTTTGCCCGTGACGGATCTGTGAGATACGGCAGTGATAACGGCATTAACTGGTCTGTGCGTAATGACTTCCGTGAGCCTGTCTTTTGCAAGTGCTGTATGGGATATAACTATGATAATTCCTATTCGGTGCTGAACATCAAAGCCATAGACAAGTCGGATATGCGGTACAGCCAACATCAGCATTATCACGGCAATATGCTGATGAGCTATCTTCACGCATATTGCAAACACCCTAACCTCGAGTATCTTATGAAACAGGGATATGACGTAACAAGCGTGAGATACACAGGTTGGTGGAGATATCAGGGAAAGTTCCTGCTCTCTCAGCGTGTGAACTGGAAAAGTAATGACCTGCTGAAAATGCTCGGACTGAACAAGACGGAGTTCAAGACACTCAAAGGCAGCGAACACCTGTGGGAGCAGTATCTTGACTATCGTGAGGAATATCCAAAACTAAGACCGGAAGATTTACTGAATATAGCAAAGGTCTTTAAGAACGAACACGGCACTCTTGAACGTCTTGTGAGGATAACAGGTCTTACACCGCAAAGGGTGGCACGATACATACACGAGCAGGAAATGACACCTCTTGATTACAGCGACTATCTGGAGCAATGCGAAATGCTGGAGTATAACATTCACGATACAATGATAGCGTTGCCACACGATTTCTGGACAATGCACAACAGGCTTACTCAGATCATCAACTATGAGCATGACGAGCTTGTTTTGCAGAACTTCACGAAAAGGCTTGCAGAGCGTGTCTGCCTTGAATTTTCGGCAGACGGCTTGCTTATCAGACAGCCACACAGTTTGAAAGAGATAGAGGACGAGGGCAGGATACTTTCCCATTGTGTGGGCGGATATGCAGAACGCCATGCTATGGGAAAGCTAAGTATAATGTTTCTGAGAAAAGTTTCTGAGCCTGACAAGCCTTACTATACTGTTGAGGTGAACCAATACGGTGGTATCGTGCAGTGCAGAGGGTATAGGAACAACGTGGTACAAAACGGCGGCGAGGACAAACCGCAGGAGATAAAGGACTTTGAACAGAAGTATCAGCGGTATCTTGACAGGGTATTCGCTGAGAAACGAAAGGAGCGTAAAACAGCATGAACGAACTATCGGCAGAATATATCAAGGCGGCTGAGCTTGACCGCAGGATAAAGACCTCAGCTCAGCTTGCACAGCAGAGCCTTTACGATATGTGTATGGGCTTTAAGGAAATGAGGGACAGCAGGCTTTACAAGGAGCTTGGGTACTCCGATTTTGGAGAGTATTGCGAGCAGGAAACACAGATAAACAGGCAGAATGTCTACAAATACATAAAAGTAGCGGAAAATCTGCCGTCTGAATTTGTCTCCTCGGGGAGACAAATTGGAATAAAAAAACTCTATCTTCTATCTTCACTTTCCGAAAGTGAGCGAACAGAGCTGACAGAAAATAATGACCTTGAGAACACTTCTGCGAGAGAGCTTGAAAGGCAGATAAAAGAGCTGAAAGTCAAAGCTGCCAATGCTGATGTGCTCAGTCACAGGCTTGAGGATATGAACAACATCTGCGATACGATCTCGAAACAGAGAGATAAGGCAGACAGGCGAATACGTCAGCTTGAAGCCGAGATAAAGGAGCTTGAGAGCCGTCCTATCGAGGTAGCTGTGGAAACAGACAGCAAAGAGGTGGCAAACCTTAAAGACGCTATGAGGCGTGTTGACCTTGACTGGTCGGAGAAGTATTCAAAGCTTGAAGAGGACAGCCTGAAAGACCGTAGAGAACTTTTGCAGAAAGCTGAGCAGGCTGAAAAGGATAAGCAGGACAAGCTTTCACAGCTTCGTGAAGAGCTTGACAGAACTAAGGCGGAGTATGAGAAAAAGCTTGCGGAGAAGGCTGATGTCACGTCAACGCAGGACGATAAAGCCATATTCAAGGCCTATCTTTCAACCGCTGTTGACAGCGTAACAAGGCTCGTGGACTTTGTGAACGAGCATAGTGACAGCGACAATTACGGACTTTTCACACAGAAAGTAAGACAGCTTGCGGATATAATCAATACAACACTGGAGGTATAAAAATGAAACTTTATGAGCTTACAAACGATTTTCAGAGGCTTTTTGACAGCCTTGAGGATATGACGGAAAATGCCGAGCTTACGGCAGAGGAAAAGGCTGAGGCTGAAAAAGTGTGGTTTGATACCCTTGAATGCGTCGAGGCTGAATTTACAGATAAGGCGGAGAACATTGCGGCTTATGTCAAGGTGCTGAACAGCGAGGCGAAAATGCTTGAAGCAGAGGAGAAAGCCCTCAAAGCAAGACGTGAGCAGAAGGTCAAGCAGGCAGAGAGCCTTAAAGCTTATCTTATGAACAGTATGCAGAGGGTCAACCTTAACAAAATAGAGGGCGTTATGGCTAAGATAAGCATTACAAAGGGCAGGGAAAGCACCGAGATAACAGACCCGAAAGCCTTTGTGGAGTGGGCAAAGGTCAATGATGACAGCCTGCTGAAATACAAGGATCCTGACATAAGCAAGACGGCTGTCAAGGCGGCTATCGAAGCAGGCAGAGAGATCCCCTATGCGGCAGTTGTCCGCAGACCGGGACTGACCATAAGATAAGGAGGAAAAGAGAATGGGACTTGCGATACTTGTATTAGGCTTTTCGGGAAGCGGCAAATCTGCTTCCCTGAGAAATTTCAAAGAGGACGAGCTTGCACTTGTGAACGTGAATGGAAAACAGCTTCCGTTCCGCACGCAGTTTAAGTCAATGATACATACCGACAATTACGGTGAGATAGAACGCTTTATGAAAGCTCAGACGGCAAAGTCCATAGCCGTTGACGATAGTCAGTATCTTATGGTGAACGAGTTTATGCGCCGTGCAAAGGAAACGGGCTATCAGAAGTTCACTGACATTGCAAAGAATTTTTGGGAGCTTGTGAGAAGCGTTGAAATGCTTCCCGAAGATGTTATCGTGTATTTTCTCAATCACCTTGATACAGGCGAGGACGGCAGGCAGAAAGCTAAAACTATCGGCAAGCTGCTTGACGAAAAGATAACTGTCGAGGGTATGTTCACAACTGTGCTTAAAACTGTTGTGGTTGACGGCAAGTATCTTTTCGCCACTCAGACGGACGGCACTGACACCTGCAAAAGTCCTATCGGGCTGTTTGACAGTATGTACATAAGCAACGATCTGAAACTTGTTGATGAAGCGCTGAGAACATACTATCACCTTGCAGACGAACATATCTGCTCAGAGTGCGGAAAGACGATAATGTCAGACGGCAAGCGTACAGTTCAGCAGATAATAGACGGCTCGATGAAGAATTACGGCAAACAGCTTTGCATGAAATGCGTTCTGAAAAGGGTAAAGGCGGCGAAGTCCAATGAAACTGCGAACGTATCAGAATGAGCTGGTGGAACAGGTAAGGCAGGCTTGGCGTGCAGGGTATAAAGCACCCTGCATAGTCCTGCCCTGCGGTGGAGGAAAGTCCTGCATTGTGGCTGAAATGGCCAGGCGGACGACCTTTAACGGCAAGAGAGTGCTTTTTCTAGTCCACAGACGTGAGCTTGTGGAGCAGATAAAAAAGACGTTTATCCGCTGGGGCGTTGATATGAAACTCTGCGAGGTGGGTATGGTGCAGACTATTACAAGACGGCTTAAAAAGCTTGCCAGACCTGACCTTATCATAACTGATGAAAATCATCACAGCCTTGCTCAGTCCTACAAACGCATATACGAATACTTTTCAGACGTGCCGAGAGTGGGCGTTACAGCGACCCCTGTTCGCCTTAATGGTGACGGGCTTGGTGACGTGAACGACAAGCTTATCATAGGGGTATCCGCAAAATGGCTTATTGATAACAACTGTCTTGCACCCTATGACTACTATGCTCCTGACGTTGCCGACCTTACAGGGCTTCACGTTTCTCACGGTGAATATATGGCGGCTGAGATAGAAAAAGCTATGGTAAAAAATACTGTTTTCGGTGATGTCATAAAGTATTACAAACAGTTAGCAAATGGCAAAAAGGCGGTCTGCTACTGTGCGTCAGTAAGACATTCTCAGCGGACGGCAGAGGTGTTTAATGACAACGGCATAAAGGCGGCACACATTGACGGCTCGACCCCAAAGGCAGAGCGTGACAGCATTATCTCAGCTTTCCGCAGGGGAGATATAACGGTGCTGTGCAACGTTGACCTTATCTCAGAGGGCTTTGACGTTCCTGACTGCGAGTGTGCCATACTCCTGCGACCCACCAAGAGCCTTACTCTTTACATTCAGCAGGCTATGAGATGTATGCGGTACAGACCTAACAAAAGAGCCGTCATAATCGACCATGTAGGAAACTATGCAAGGTTTGGTATGCCTGACGACGACAGGCAGTGGAGCTTGGAGAAAAAGCCGAAAGCTCAGCATAAAAAGCAGGAGCAGAGCGACAAGGTGAAACAATGCCCTGAATGTTTCTATACTTTCTCTGCTCCCCCTGCAGGCGTGAAAGTATGCTGTCCTCATTGCGGATATGAGTTTCCCTCAGCTGAGAGAAAGCTTGAAACAGACAGCAGCGTGGGGCTTGTAAAGGTGGAGGGATTCAAGCTTGACTTTTCAAGTCCTGCCGATTGTCATACCTATCCAGAACTTTTGCAGTATGCGAAAAGTCACGGTTACAAATCAGGCTGGGCATATTATCAGGCAAGGCAAAGGGGGCTTATGGGTTGACAGAGGAACACAGGATACAAAACGAGATACGCTGTGCGGTATCGCCCTACTGTACTGTCTTTCGTGTGAACGTGGGCGAGGGGAAAACTGTTGACGGCAGATATTTCACCACAGGTGTGCCGAAAGGTTTTTCAGACCTGTTCGGCGTAAGGCATAAGGACGGCAGAGCTGTCTTTATCGAAGTCAAAACAAAGTCGGGACGAGTTCGTCCTGAGCAGAAGAAGTTCATAACAAAAATGCGTGAGTGCGGAGCATTGGCAGGCATATGCCGATCAGCAGAGGACGCAGTAAATTTACTAACGGAGGAATAAAAAATGGGATTTAAGTCAAATCAATCAGAGGCATTTCAGAACGGATTAAAGCCTGAGGGCGATTACGAGTGCATCATAACCGCTATCGAGGAACGCACAACAAAGAAAGGCTCGGTGGGTCTTAACTTCACTCTTGTCATCAGAAATGACGTGCAGGGGCAGAAATACGGCAACTCCTGCCTGTTCCACACCATATGGAAAAAGCATGAACCTAACGAGAACGATATGCAGGTGGAGGGCTACAATTTTGCTCAGCTTATGGCAATGGGCAAGGCGGCTCAGCTCCCTGACGGCAAGGAGTATGACAGCCTTAAAGCATACTGCACCGACCTGCTGAACAAGTGCATAAGGGTCAACCTCAAGCACGAATCAAACCCTAATTACAAAAACGGAGAGCCGCAGGAACGCATTAATTTTGTCAGCCCTACAAAGTATCCTGAATGCAAGCATAAGTTCAAATCCTCTGCACCGAAGGCGGACAGCTTTGCGGCTAAGCAGACGGGCTTTGCAACGCCTAAGACAAATACGCAGGCTGACAGCGCCATAGGCTCCCTTGAAGATTTTGAGGACGTGCTTACAGATGACGGCGTGCCGTTCTGATTTCTGAGAAAAGCGAAAAGTCATAGTGCTTTTGCATAAAAACGCAGATGATATTTTGTGCAAACAAATGATTTATATTTTAATTTGGCAACATTTCTGCAATTGTTGCATTTTTAATGCAACTTTTGGGACGTTTTTCGGGGATAAGTGAAAGGCTTTGACTTTTCAAAATTTATGTTAGGAGTTGGATATATGTACGAACAAATACCGCAGGAGATTAAAGCCCTGCCAAACTGGATATGCTGGGACGCTGTGCCAGATGAAAAGAGAGGGAAGATAAAGAAAGTGCCGATAAACGCACTTACAGGCGGAGGGGCTATGTCAAATAACCCCTCTACTTGGTGCGATTTCGATACGGCTGTGAGAGCCTCGGAAAAACATTCGGGCATAGGATTTATGTTCGGCGGCTGTCCATACTTTGGCGTTGACATTGACGGCAAAGAGGAAGAGCTTGAAGCGTACCAAAGGGGAGAGAACGGCAACATCATATCTGAATTTATCTCCACCCTGCAAAGCTATACTGAGATATCTCAATCGGGCAAGGGCATACATATCATATGCAGAGGAACACTCCCGAAGCGTGGCAGACGTAAAGGCTCAGTTGAGATGTATGAGGACGGCAGATTTTTCGTTATGACAGGCAACTCCTGCTCAGAATATGAGGGCATCGCAGAGTGTTCCGACAGCATAAAGCCATTGCACGAAAAGTACATAGGAGGCGGTCACGAGCCTGTGGCAAAGGCTGTTCCTGCTGTCAGACTTGACACCGCAGACCAGATAATCAAAGCGGCGGCAGGTGCAAAGAACGGAGGAAAGTTCGTTTCCCTCTACAGTGGAAGAACCGCAGGATATGCTTCGCAGAGTGAAGCTGATATGGCGTTTTGTTCGATGCTTGCCTTCTGGACAGGCTGTGATGCAGAGAAAATGGATATGATATTCCGTTCCTCAGGTCTTATGCGTGAAAAGTGGGACAGGGCGCAAAGCGGTTCGACCTACGGCGCACTTACGATCCAGAAAGCCATTGCAGATTGCGACAAGACCTATTCGCCAAAGTTCGCAGGGGGATTTTCTCTTAACTTCAAGTCGCCCTCTGAGCCGATTTCTGTGGGCACTGTGGAGCAGGAAGAAGCCAAGCCAAGACTTTATTCATTTGACGATACAGGCAACGCAGAACGCTTTGTTGACCTTTTTGGCGAGCAGGTGAGATACTGCTATACAGACAAACGCTGGCTTTGGTATGACGGCAGAAAGTGGTGTACCGATATGACAGGCACAGTTAAACGTCTTGCTGATAAGGCTGTGGCTTGCATGGCGGCAGAGGCAAAAGTGTACGCTCAGCTTGACGCAGATGAGGGAACGGATATGGCGAAAGCCTTTGAAAAGCATATGAAGTCCTGCCGTTCTAACAAATCAAAGAACGCAATGCTAAGCGAGGTCATGCACCACGTTCCTGTTCTGCCTGCTCAGATGGACAGATTTAAAACTGTTCTCAATACCCCGGGTGGAGTTATCGACCTGCGAAGCGGCGGCATATCTCCTCACGACCCTATGACATATCTGACGAAAATGACAGCCGTTGAGTATTCAGAGAATGCCGATTGTCCTCGCTGGCTTGCCTTTCTTGATGATATTTTTAGAAAGGATAAAGACCTTATCAGATACGTTCAGAAAGCTGTGGGATATTCCCTGACAGGCTCGACCACCGAACAATGTGCGTTCTTTCTTTACGGAACAGGACGAAACGGCAAGTCAACTTTCATTGATATCATAAGGGATATTTTCGGGGACTATGCGGCAAATATCCAGCCTGAAACTATTATGGTGCGCAGTAATCAGAGCACCGCCATAAACAGCGATATAGCCCGTTTGAAAGGAGCAAGGCTCGTGACAAGCGTTGAGCCTAACGAGGGCGTGCGTATCAACGAGGGTCTGCTCAAACAGCTTACAGGCGACGATACTGTTACCGCAAGAAAGCTTTATGGCGACGAGTTCGAGTTCAAGCCTGAGTTCAAGCTTTGGATGGCGACAAACCATAAACCTGTCATCAGAGGAACGGATACGGGCATATGGCGAAGGATACATATGATACCCTTCACCGTGCAGATACCCGAAGAAAAGATAGACCGCAGGCTGAAATACAAGCTGTCGGCGGAGCTTACGGGCATATTCCGCTGGGCAGTTGAGGGCTGTCTGCTGTGGCAGAAAGAGGGACTTAAAATGCCTCGTGCCGTCCTTGAAGAAGTGAGGGAGTACCGCCGTGAAATGGACGTTATCTCTGCATTTGTTGAGGATAAGTGTACTGTGGGAAAGGGTCTGAGCGTTAAGTCAAGTCAGCTTTTTGCGGCGTATCTTAACTGGGCTGAGCAGAACAATGAATATCGTATGAGTTCAACAAAGTTCGGTATGGAGCTTGCAAAACGCTTTGAGAAAGTAAAAGGCAGAGGGTGCAATTATTATTCAGGTATAACCCTTGACGAGCAAGTGTAAGTATCTGTAAGTGTGGAGGGTTGTGGATAGGTTGAGGGTTTTTCTTAACCTTTCGTATAAGAAAATAAAAAAGAATATATATAAAGAAAGAGTTCTTGAAAAACAGCGAAAACCCTCCACAACCCTCCACAAAAGGGGGTATCAACTATAAAGATAGATTTCAAAAGAATGTCACAAGAAGAGTTCGCACGGTATGAAGATATGGCAATAGACGGCAGACTCATTTATGACGAGTATCCTGCTGAGGAATATAAGTATTTCTCACAGTTATCAAGACTTGGCTACAAGAAC